CAAGTTGAACTGATAGGTGGTCGTCTCCCGCAGGATACCGGGCGTTCCTGCGTCGCTCGCCGCCTGCGTCGCGATGCCGACGCCCGAGAGATCGTTGCACTGCTTCTTGTTGAACCGCTGATGCTTGGGCGCCGGCAGGCAGCCGTCGAGGCTCAAGGTCTGCAGAGGTCGCGCCGGATCGTTCAGCAGCGCGCGCGCGGCCTTTGCGGTGTACGCCGCGGCCCAGCACCACGACGGCGTCGGCGAATGGTGCTCGACGCCCATGATCGAGAGCACGCCGCTGTTGTTGCTCGGGCCGTACTCCATCAGATCCATGTAGCCGGTGTTGTCACCGGCAGCGGTCACGCCGATCCTCGCCCCGAACACATGGCCGTAGAGCTGGCGCATCCACCCCCATCTGCCGACGTCGCTGAAGCCGTATTCCGTTTCGAGCAGCGCCAGCGTTGTGCTGTCGGTGTAGCCGGTCGCCACGTACTCGTAGATTTCATCGCCCAGGTTTGCGAGCGCTTTGGTGATGTCCACCGTGCCGGTACCGCTGCTGAGCTTGTTTCCGGTCGGGACCGTGATGCCGAGCCCGAATGGCACCTGCTCGGCCGCGAGCAAGCCGCCATAGGCAAGCCGCACGTCGATCTCGTTTGCCTCGACGCCCTTCCACTTCGATGTCAGCGTCACCACGCCTGCTGCCGCGGCTGCGACGACCGGCATCGAGGGGTCGGCGTTGATCGCCGCTGCGATGTTTGTCCCGGTCACGTCGACCGTCTCGCCGGCGGCGACAAAAACCTGAACGCGTCGGCCGCCGATGTAGACCGGGAGCGTGCCGGCGGAAGCTGCTGGCGTCGTCACCGTGATGGCGCCGGTGGCGACGACGCCCGCGGTCGCCTCTGCGATCGGAAGCACCCACAGCTCCTGCGCAAAATTGTTTTGCGTGAAGAACTGCACCATGGCGTCGAGCATCGAGCCGTAACCGAACAGCACGCGCGCATCGGCTTGCGACGGCACCGGAATCGGCACGTCGGGGATCGCGGTGCCGTTTGGGAGCATTGTGCCGATTATCAGGGAGGTTAAACGCGAGCGCGGATACCCCGCCATGCTTGGATCCACCTCCACCCAAAACAGTGGCATGCGCCAGTTTGACGGGATGCTGTTGAAAGATACGGGCATCGCGCGATCTCCTTCTCAATTCGGCTTTTGCTTTGCGGTCTCGTCGACGTCGTACTGGACGATGACCTGTTGAATTTCGGCAGGATCGGTTTGCGCCGTTGGATAACGGCTCTCGACGTGGAGGGTGTTGAACCAATCGGGGATATTCGGCGGGAATATCGTCTGGCCGAGCGTCACGACCCAAAGGCTGCGGATTTCGTACAGCGTAGTTTCGCCGATCTTTGCGACTTGCGCTTCTTCGTCCATGCTCTCGAAGCCGTTCGACATATTCACGAACAAAGGATTGCTGAGCAGCATGTCTTCTAGTTCTTCCATGGTGTCGTGAAGCGCCAACACGTCGTCCTGCGTTGCTGTCGGCGCGTGAATTCCAACGGAGAACCCCAGCGTCAATTCCCTCTGGAATTTCGGCTCGGCTTGATTCGACTGGCCCCACGCCACGCTTTTGCGGCGCCCTCGATAGATGCCGAGCACCGGCAAGTCCTGCGGCGTCACTTGCAGCATCGGCGTCTTGCGGTAGGTCTTGAACCGCGCGCCGAAGCCGGCGACCGCGAGATCGAAAGCGGCCTTGTGCACCTCGGATGCGGTGTTGCCGTAGTTGATCATCCGGGCGGCTCCTGCGTGCGCAGCAAGAGCGTGATGCCGCCCTGGCCGTCCCAATCGCTGTCGCCAATCCAGTATTTGTTGCCGAACGCCGGATGCGTCGGTTCGGTGATTTCGACCATGTCGCCGCGATCGGGCACCACGGTGAAATCACGCGCGCGGATGCCGAGCGAGGTTTGCTGATCGGAAAAGATGACCTCGTCTTCCATCTGCACGTCGAGCGGCGCGGACGAAAACACTCCGCGCGCCACGACCGGGGGCGCCCCGGGGCTGCTGACGGTCAGCGTAAAGCTGCACGCGACGCAGAAAATCCCCACGGTCCTGTCGAGCACCAGGGCGTCTAAATCCACGAGCATTGCTTTTCCCTAAGTCGAAATCGCTATTGCGAATTTGCAGTCGACCGCTTGCTTCACCGGAACGTCCCGCGTTCCCGATCTCAGCTTGATGAAGGCGACGGCGCGCGCCCATGCCTTGTCGATTACGATGCCGCTGTTCTCTCGGGCCGTGATCGAGATTTCGAGTCCCTCGTCATCGAACAGGTCGCTATAGAAATTTCCGTCCGTCGAGACTTGGAACGTCATTTTGTGGGGCATGTTGCCCTTGGTGTATTCTCCCGGCACCGTGATGCGGACGATGGTGCCCGCCGAGCAATCGACGCCGTCCGAAAGCGATTCACCCGCCGCGATGGTCGGGCCGTCGATGATGGCAAGTGGCATCATTATCTCCCGCAGTTTCAGCCAGTATTCGAGTCAGGAATGCGTCCCCTTCAGCAGCGCCAGGGGGCGCGAGCAGAAGTTGAGCGCGTTCATCTGCGTGTCGATGTTGACGCCCTTGTCGTTCTCCATCGGGTATTGCTTGACGTAGCGCGGCAACCCCATCGTGTTGACGGTTTCGATGTAGTCGGCGGGGGCATAGATGGTTGGGAACAGGTTCGGCACGCCTGTCGGATAGAAATAGGCGGCGTCGGTTTCGACCATCGGGGCGCCAGAGACATAGCCGCGATAGTTGGTCCACAGAATTCCGCCGAACGCGAACGAACCCCATGCCTGACCGCCCGAAATGTACTGACCGCGCAATTCGGACGCGTCCATCATGTTGAGATAGGTCGCGCGAACCTCTTGGGCCATGATCAGGGCATCGAAGAAAGCATCGCCGCAAATCGCTTCGACGCCCGTGAAGCCCTGGCCATCGAGGTTGTTGCCCATCGTGCGGATCACGGTCGCACATTGCTGCCTGATCGCGCCGGTCGCCGTCGCTGCGCCCAGGACGAAGTTGATGGCCGCCGGCGGCGTGATTCCGTACTCGTTGAACAGGTTCAACGTCGTGCCGTCCGCATAGGTCACGATGCCCTTGACGGCGCCGACCCGGCTGTATTCCTGGGTGTATTCCAGCGATTGACCGGCGGTCTGCATGCGTTCGCCGACCTTCGTCATCACCGCTTCGGTGCCGGTCTCCTGGCCGAACGCGCGAACGCCCTGAACTTCCTCGGCCATGATGGCGTCGTTTATTTCGAAGTGCGGGACGCCCAGAGCCCGCATCGTGCGCCGGGGCTTCGGCATGGTCTGGCCCGGGCCGCCGCGCGGTGTCGGCCTGACCACGGTGAGGATGTTGTTGTGCTCCTCGATCGCGACCGTGGTCGTCGCCACGGCGATCTCGTTGAATAGCCCCCTGCTTCCGATATACCCGGGGACGAATTTCAGGTTGTTGATTGCGATCGAGAGCGGGATTGTGCCGAAGGCATCGCCGCGAAAGATATCGAGCATTTCCGTGATCCCTTGTTGGATGGACGCTCGCTCAGGAGCGGACGATGATGTTGTGGGCCGCAAGCGCTCTTGCGATTGCCAGCTTGTCGGCGCCGGTGATGGTCACCGGGTAATAGAGAAGGTTGGCGTTCACCTCGGCGTTGCGCGTCAAAACCGCGATGTTTGCGTTGGCGCCATTTGTGGTGACGCCGTAAATCGCGATGCCGTCGCACGCGGTGTCGGTCGTGACGTTCGGAGCGAACACCGCCGGCGCGGTCAGAGTCGCCTGCGTTGCGATCTTCAGCGTCTGGCCGATCTTCACGGATCCCGGGTCCGCGATGGTGCCGACATCGCGCGACCCATGACCGTCCGCTTCCGACAGAATGAACTCGGCCGGGTGCGACGTTTCGGTCTGAACCGGAAACTGCGGCGTGCCGACGAGAAGATTGATCTGGTCCTGCTGCTCCGCGACCAGGCCCTTTGTCTCGTCATCCTTGGCGCGTTCATCCGGCGTCATCGCGGCGCGCTTGTCGTCCTCCGCCGCACGCTCGGCGGGGCTCAGCGCCGCGCGGCGCGCATCTTCTTTCCGTCGCGCCTCTGCGTGCTTGCGCGCAGCGGCGATCCGCTCTTCATTTGCCTTGTATTCGTCCGCACGGAGTTTTTCGTCTGCCTTGAATGCAGCCGCACGACGTTCATCAGCCCTCTTGTCCGCATCCGCGCCAATCGCCGCCTGATGCTTGGGCTCTGCTTTTGCATTTTCAGCCATTTGAAACTCCTTCTGGCTTCACTTCCTCAAACGGGCGTTGATTTTGTCGGTGATCTTCGACCACGCCGTCGCGGCGACTTGCGCAGGCGGCAACAGCGGATGCTGCGGCATCACCGACGGCTCGTCGGCGCGGGCCAGCAGCTCCTTGCGCACCTGCTCGACCGGCGTGCCCGCGCGCACGTAGGCGCCGACGCGTTCGGGCGCGCGCGCGAGAGCGCAGAGATCGGTGATGCTGTCGACGTAAGCCTTGTGTTCGGCGGCGCCGGTCTTCTTGGCGGCGTTTAGGTTGATCAGCTCGGCGGTGGGCTGCTGCTCGGGCTCGGGCTCGGGCTGCGGGACTGGATCGGATGCCGGCAGCGCGGGAGGAACCGGCTCCGCTGCCGGCACCGCCGCAGGCTCTGGGGGTTCGGTTTCATCGTCCCCCGCCAGGGCCTGCAGGCGTGCGGCCGCTGCCTTGGGTAACAGCCGCAACGGGAATTTCGCCGCCATCGTGATTGGCGCGGTGACCTCGTCGGCGAAGCCAAGCGACTTGGCCTCGTCGGCATCCATCAGGCGATCCTCTTTCATCAGCGCCTTTACCTTCGCCTGGGTGGTCTTGGCGCGGCTCGCGTAGGTGGCGGTCAGCGACTTGTCGATGCGATCGAGATCGTCGGCGAGCGCGCGGATGTCGTCGGCGCTGCCCATGGCGAAGCCCGACGCGCCGTGCACCAGCATGAAGCTGTTCGAGGGCATGATGATCTTGTCGGCCGCCATTGCGATGAAGCTCGCTGCCGACGCCGCGATGCCGTCGACATGGGCCGTCACAGTCGCCTTGTGATTCTTCAGGGCGTTGTGGATGGCGACGCCATCGAACACGTCGCCGCCCGGCGAGTTGATGCGCAGCGTGATGTTGCTCACATCGCCCAGGCCGTTGAGGTCGTCGAGAAACTGCTTTGCGCTGACGGTGTCCTCGCCCCACCATGAGCGTCCGATCTCGTCGTAGATGACGATCTCTGCGGCGGCTTCCTCGGCTTTCATCTGAAACCACTGGCGCATGTGGGTGCTCCCTATGCTGCCTCTGCCGCGTCCGACGCCGCCTGATCGGCCGCGTCCTGCGCGTCTGCCTCGGCTTGGTCGGCCGCGGCCTGATCGCTCGGCGACATCGGCTGAGTGGCCGCCGCGTAAACGACGGGGAATGTGAGATCGAGGCTTTCTGCGCGCTCCGCATCCGCGGCAATGCGCTGGTCGGTTTCCTCGGGGTCGGAACCCTCGGCCTCGATCACGTCGCTGCGGCTCTTGAAGCCCGCATCAACGGCAAGCTTTTCGGCCTGACGGTCCTTCAATGGATCGACCCAATCGTTGCGCTGCGGAATCCATTTTGCGGCCTGATATGCCGCTTGCGCCGCGAGGTAGACGCCGGATTCGAGCGGGAGCGCCTGGGCCAGGACCGCGGTGTCGAGCCAGCGCCGCCAGATCGGCCTGCACATCTGGAAAACGAAGATGTTGTGTTGAAACTGTTCGAGCTTGCGCCGGTATTCGACGATCGAGCCGCGCAGAGAGCTGTAGTTCGCGCGGCGCAGGTCGCTGGTGCACAGCGAATATGGAATGCCGAGCGCGCTGAACACCGCGAGCTGCTGGCGATACTGAAACGCCTCGTAGGTGCCGCCGACGTCGGCGGGCTCGGAGAACTTGATGTCCTCGCCCGGCAGCAGCGTCTGCAGGGTGCCGGGCTCGAGTCCCGACAGCGAAATTCCGTCCTGGCCGCTGCTGTCGTCGTCGCCGTCGATCGGAATGACGTCCTCGGGAGCCGCCGACGTGATGAAGCCGGCGAACATCGCGGCGATGCGCTTGCGCTCTAATTCCGCATCATCGTACTGATCGAGGAAGAACAGCCGGATGAGCGCGGGCGTGATGAGCGGCACGCCGCGCATCTGGCCGGGCCTGGTGCATTTGAAGATGTGCAGCACTTCGGACGCCGGAACGCGCACCGGCATGAGGCTCCCGGTCGGCTCGATCGGCATGTCGCCGGGGTGAGTGGGATAGAACCAATAGGCGGCGCGCCGGCCGAGCAAGTCCAGCTCGACGCCGTTCATGATCCAGTTGCCGTTGGGCGCCTGCATGTTCCACTCGTAGGGGCACATGTCGCTTTCGAGCAGTTGGATTTGCAGCGGCACCAGAAAGCCGTCCTCGACCTTGCGATTTCGAAAACGGATGAAGCACTCGCCGGCTTCGAACAGCGCACGCGCCACGATGCTCTGCATGCCGTAGAAATCGGCGATGCCGTCTGCGTCGCACTCGTCGGTCCAATCGAGCCACAGCCGTTGCAGCGTGGTCCGCAGGTCAGGCTGTTCGCTGAGCAGGGACGACGGCTTGATGCCGGTTCCGATGACGTTTGCGGCAAAGCTCTCGGCGGCGGCGTTGGCGTGAGGGTTGTTGCGCAGCACGTCGCGGCAGCGCGCGCGCAGGAGGCGCCCCGACGAAGTCATGATGACGTTGGTGGTGTACTGCGAGGGGAGCCAGCCCTTGAGACGGCGCCTGATTCCGGCGCCGTCATAGCCGCTGCGCCAGGGGGTGCCGAACTGGTTCTTGAAGAAGCGCCCCAGGATCCCTTCGGAGAGCAGCGCTCGGAGCTTGCCCATCCTACAGCCCCTTGTCCGCCGGCGAGTACATGCGGATTTGCCGCGTGCGCTTGCCGCCGTTGAGCTGCGTTTCGATGTCGTTGAGGATTTGTCTGAGGTCGGACAGCGACCGAAATTCGGTGCGCTTGTCGCCGTAGCCGGCGCTGTTGACGCCGGACGCAATCAATTGCGTCAGAGAATCGAGCTGCGCTTGGCTGAAAGGCAAGAAACCGAGCCTTGTTTCAGGCTCCGAGATAACTCGATCTGAAAATGCGCCTGCCCCGTCGACCGCCGCGAGGCGGGATTGGTGGGGGCGCCTCGACTACCTCGGATGGGGTTTCCGGCTTCCTGCCGACGCCATCCATAGTGCCTTCCCGTTTGTTTTGCAACGGGATGCGCTGCACGTTCAACAGGTAGCCGGCCGCGGCCGACATCGCCTCGCAATCGAAAAAGTGGTTGTCCCTCGATCGCTGGACCCATTCGACGCGCCCTGTAGGCTGTTTGAGCCGCGCCTCGCTGACGAGCTGGTGACAGTAATCGTCGTCGACTCCGCGGAACACATGCCATCCGCCGATGTGGTCGTCCGGCCACCTAAGCCGTTCGTGCACCCAGCTTTTCCAGTGATCGGTGTCGAGCCGCACGAGGTCGAGCCCGAACTTCGCCGCCCGCCCGTCCTTGCGGCTGACTTCGATCTTGCTCAGCAACAGCGGGGTGCGCATCGGCGCGCTCGATCCCTTGGTGGGGCGCACGCGGCGCATGAACCGCCGGCAGAATTCGTAGACGCGATTCAGCGGCAGCGTGTCTGTTTTCCCGGGCCGGAAGCCCGAGTCGACGAATGCGAGCCTGATCGCCAAGCCGCCGACCGGCGCCGAGACGAGATCGCCGAGCGCGTTCCAGATGTCCTCGTCGGTGGTGTCGCCGCGCAGATAGCCGTAGTCGATCAGCCATGATGTCGCGCGCGCGCCCCAGCCGCGCAGCACCCATGGAATGGAATGCCGCTGCACGTCGCAAGCCAGCGTCAGATACATGACGTCTGCCGGCACCTCGCCGCGCTGGTACGTGGCCTGCCTCGATTTCTCCTGGATCTCCATCCATTCGGGCACCTCGCCGCCGCCCGGCGAATACAGCTCGCCGAAGCCCGCATTGATGGCTTGCTGCACCATGGCGTCGTCGCCCGACTGCTGGGCCTCGACCAGAACCGCGACGCGCTCCCCGAAGGTGACGAACGGCGATGCGAGCCCGGAAACCCAAAACGACACCGCCTTGCTTTCGGGCGGAAAGCCGTGGACGACGCCGGTCTTGTCGACGTTCTGCCCCGGCGCCGCATAGCGGCCGCGCGCGTTCATGTCGGCCTTGTGCTGATCCCCAATCACGCCGCCGCAATGCGGGCATTCGAGGAAAGTCTGGCGCGCGGACTCGAGCGGCGATGCCTTGAGGGGGAAGCGCAACAGGTTGAAGCGCGGCACGAAATAGTCGCCGCAATGCGGGCACGGCCAGCACCAATGGTGCCGCGTGCCCTGCTGCCAGAGCTGCCAGATCGGGCTTTCGATGTCCTCGCTCACTGCGACGCCCCAAAAAAAGAGTCCCGAAACGTCGTCCTTGACGGCGCCGACCCGGCCGCGCTTCGGCGTCGATGTCACAACGCAACAGAAATCCGCGTAGGTGTCGCCGCGGCGCTCGACCAGCCCGAGCGGCCCGCCCTGATTGTTTACGTTGTCCCGCATTTCGTCGTACTCGTCGACCAGGGCGAGCACCGCGGGATCTGACTTGAGCGCTGTCGACGAGCCTGAATGCGCGAGGCGGAACGGCACGCCGGCCACGATCTTGCGGGTCTTGGTCATGCGCTTGCCGCGCGCGACCTTGGCCATCAGCGACGGCGCCTCGTCGAGCAGCGCCATGACGCGCGGCTCGAACTGTTCGGTGAGGAATTGCTTGTTGGGGCCGACGTACAGGATCGGCCCTGGCCGCTGGTCGAGGCGCTGCCCGGCGACGTCGAGCATCGCTTCCGATTTTCCGCTCTGCGCCCCCATCACCAGCACGACGCGCTTGTAGACGCCGCTGGCGATGACGCGCTCCGGCTCGATCACATAGGGCGTGAGCAGCGGATCACGCGGCCCCGGCACCGCCGCCGTTGGCGGGTAGGTCCGGTTTGCCGCTGCCCACAGGTCCGGCTCGGTCGGCTCCGATGGCATGATCAGCGCCGCCCAGCGCCTCCAAGCGTAGGGCCTGTGCCATTGCGTGTTCTGCGATCCGACGTAGTCTTGCATTCACTTCCCGCTCGATGATCCGGCGCATCGTCAGGTCGCGCGTGCATGTTGCGGCGAGCCCGGCGAACTCGCTTCTTACCACGCCGGCCATGCTGTCGATCATTTCATCGTATATTTCGATCGGCACGAGGCGGTTGAGCCGCTGCTTGGTGCGAACCTCGATGTCGTGCGCCTTGGCGTCGCGCATGCGGGAGTCCGCCGCTGACTTCGTCGACCGCCTGTCCTCGTCGCGCAGAAAGCGGACGAAGCCGCTGCATGCCTCGATCCAATTGTATTTGCCCTTCATGCCGGCGAGCGGCTTGATCCATCCCATATTCGCGAGCTGGCTTATCCTTTGCTGGCTCAGTCCCCAGCACGCAGCCAGCACATTCGTTTCAGTATCGTGGCGGTGCTCGCGCATAAACCGGATGTAGCCTTGCACGAGGTCTTTAAGCCAATAACGCCCTGGCGCGATCTGCGCGACCGCGCCGTCACGTTCCAGGCGCTTCAATTCCGCGGCGCTGTCGAGCATCAACAGAAGCCGCGCCTGCTCGGCCGTGACGCTGCCGGCCTCCGGTTCGCTAGCCATTTCCGGCCTCCTTTGTAGGTGGAACGAATGACGTACGCTGTTGCGGGGAACAAATGAAGTCCCGCCTGCGCGGGCCGCATGATCGGGTTGTCGAATAAAAGATAAGTATGGCTTCTCTTTTTAGCGCCGCTGACTGATGTTGAGGGCGTCGGCAACGGCCGTCGCGCAAAAACATCGGAGCAAAACGTGCACCCCTCTATTTCCAATCTCACTTTCGGCGCGGAATTCGAAGTGGTTCTCCCCGCCGGGCTTAACGAACGCGAGGGCGCGCGGGCGGTTTCCGCAGCGGCCGGGCTGCCGGTTTATTTCGGCCGAATTTATAACGACCCGGCCCCGGCCGGGAGCTGGAAGGCGACCACCGATGGCTCCATCCGGGGCGGTATCGGCCTCGAATTCGTTTCGCCGATTCTCACGGGCGACGACGGCCTTGAGCAGGTCCGCAAAATCTGCGCGGCGCTTACGAGCGTGGGCGCCACCGTCAACGCGACATGCGGCCTTCACGTCCACGTCGGCGCGCAAAACGAAGGCGTCGAATTTTTCAAGTCGCTGATCAAGCTTTACGGCAGATTCGAATCGGCGCTGGACGAAATCATGCCGGCGTCGCGTCGCAGCAACGGCGCGCAGTATTGCCGCTCGGTCACGCTTGTCGATCAGGCCGCGGTCAACGCCGCGCGCACAAAAGAAGAATTGGCGTTCGCGCTTGCACGCGCCAGCGGGGCAGGCGCCGCAAAATATCACAAGGTCAACATCGTTCCGCACCACAAGCCGACCGTCGAATTCCGCCACCATGCCGGGACCACGGACGCGGCCAAGGCAATCAATTGGATCATGGTTTGCCTGCGGCTCGTCGCGGCGGCCAAGGCCGGCAAAACCGGCGCTGGCCAGATGATCGCGATCGACCACGCCAATTTCGCGCTCAAGACTCGCGCGATGCTTGAAATGTGCGGGCGCCCGGAAGGCGCGACCATCCTCGAGATTTGCGAGCGCTTCGGATTTTCGGTGATCTCCGTAAAGCGCCACGCGCGCCTCGCCGGCATCGCCTATTCGAAACGAGGCGAGCGCTATTTCATCACCGCGCAAGCGCCCGCGCCGAACAGCGGCGCCGTCCCGGCAACCCTTGATGGCTTCGCCGAGCTGATCGAGGCGACCGCAGAAGAGCGCGAATTCTTGCGCGCTCGCCGCGCCGCCGCCACCGCGCGCTAAACCCCGAAAAACAGAAAGACAAAACCATGACCCTCTATTTCGCCTATGGATCGAACCTTCACGTCGGGCGGATGGCCGTCCGATGTCCTGCTGCCGAGCCGCTTCAATCGCTTATCCTGCCGAGCACGCGCTTGGTGTTCCGCGGCGTTGCTGATGTGATCTTCGACGAAGACTCCCAATGCCCCGGCGGCCTCTGGCGCATCACGGCAGAGTGCGAACGCGCGCTCGACCGTTATGAGGGCTTCGACCGGGATTATCCCGATCGCGGCATGTACTCGAAAGAGTATGTCGAGCTGGACGATCTGCCCGATGGCGAAACCGAAATCATGCTCTACACCATGAACTCGACGGGCATTTATCCTCCGGCCGAATATTACTTTCAGACAATCGAGCAGGGTTACCGGGATTTCGGATTGAAGCTGGCGCCGCTCCGGGCCGCGCTGGAACATTCCTACGACGCCAAGCGCCCGTCGCACGTGGAGCGCAAGCGCACGCGGCGCATGGGACGGCCTGTTTTAGCGCCCCGTCCAGAGGCGAAACGCACTGCCCCGGCAGGCAAGCCGCGGATGGTCAAAACCCCTCCCAAGGACGCGCTTAAACGGTGCCCCTAGCCCTGCGTCCGATGTCGAGCCGCCATGCGGGCAAAATGATAAGTACTGCTTTCCTTTTCCGGGCTCCGCTGACACTTGAATCCATACCGGTTCGCCGCAGCGGCGAATCTCAGGGGAAAAGGAAACCCTTCAATGTTCACCGTTTACTTCACCAACTTCGACTATTCCCGCCAGTTTTCGACTCTCGGCGAGGCTGTCGAGGCCGCCCGCAAGGCGTGCTTCGAGGCCACCATCACCGTCAACGGCGCGCTCTACGCGACGTTTTCCCCCATCTCCGGGCTGAGCCTTCGCGGGCCGGCGCGGTAACCCCCAAAACCCCAGGAACCAAGTCATGAACACCTATTCCAAGCTAAACGGCCAATGGGCCATCCGCTCCGCGAACCCGGCCCTCGCCGGCCAAACCGTCACCGTCACCAAGCGCGACGGCGCCAGCAAGCAGGTGCTGCTTGGCGCCAAGGTCGGCGAAGGCTTCGGCGACACCTACTACGCCATTGCCGAGCGCCCGCAGCCCGCCGGCCAAGTCGTCGGCGACCTGTCGGCCCTGATTGCGATGTTCGATCGCGCCCGCCGCCATCTCCGGTTTCCGAAAATCGTGATGGACGGTTTCCGCGTCGGCGTCGCCGGGCCGCGCGCCAAGCAGCCCGGGAGTCTCACCATCACGGCCGCGGAAAAGAACGATCAGGGCGAGCGCGCTTGGTTCGGCCGCGTCACCCTCGCGGGCGAATTCCAGCCCGCGCGGGACGTTCCGAACACCGCCGCCATCGGCGACAAGCTGCGCGCCCTCGCGGCGGACCCGGCGCGCGTCGCCGCGGAACATGGGCGCCTGCACGGTGCCTGCTGCTTCTGCAATATCCCGCTGCGTGACGAGCGCTCGACGGCGATGGGCTACGGCCCCGACTGCGCCGACAATTTCGGGCTCCCCTGGGGCGCGCGCGCCGCGCGCCAGGAGGCGCCGCCGACCGCCCTGCGGGTTTCTTACGCCAGCACGCCGGTTTCGCACGTCGTTTACCCGTCCCGCATCGATCAGTGAGTGAGAACCATGACCCTCATAACACTGGTGATCCTGGGCTCGATCTACTTGCTGCCCACCCTGGTCGCGATGTTTCGGGAGCACAGAAACGCGCTGGCGATTTTCGTCATGAACCTGTGTCTCGGCTGGACCTTTATCGGCTGGGTCGGCGCGCTCGTGTGGGCCTGCACGAACAACGTCTACGCCGACGAAGGAAACCACATCCGATGAAAACCGTCGCAAGCCTTATCGCCGCCACCATGATCGGTGGCGGTGCGTTCGCAGCCGATGCACCCCAGGCGCCGCGCCTCGTGGATCACAACGGGTCGACGATGCAGATCGTGCTGTTGCCAGACGACTCGATCGATATCGTTTACGTTCGCCTGCGGCCCGGCCTGTGGGGATACGCGGCACCAGGGACGGTCTTCGTTCACGGCCAATGGCGCCAGGGCGTGCTCTACGCCACCGCCTATGCGCCCAGCCGGTGCGACCACGTCCCTTACAAGGTGAGCGGCACGACCGACGCCAGCGGCGTCCTGGTGCTTACCGGGCCGGCGCCGCTGCTCGATCCTTTGACCTGTCAAATCATCCAGTGGATTTGGAGCGCAAACTCGGTGCTCGCGTTCGTCCCGCCAGGGCCGGCGCGATGAACGCCCTCCACCAAAAGGCGCTCCGCATGCTTGCGGGGTGCCCGACCGGCGCCACCGAGGATGCGATGCGCATGCACGGCATCGAGGTCGGCGTGCTCGACGAGCTGGTGGCGCTTGGCCTCGTGACCGTGCGCATCCAGACATTCGCCAACCCGCGCGGACTCAAGGTCCGGCGGTTTCACATCAACCAAGGACAAAGCAAATGACTGTCTTGATATTCGTTCATTGGATTGCATTCTCGATCGCCGTTGGCATGTTCGCCGACGTGCGACGCAACCGGAATGCGGGCGGCTGGTTCCTCCTGGCTTTAATCATATCGCCTCTGCTGGCTGGCGTCTTCCTGGCCATCTTACGGGAACGCCCGGAAGCGATGATCGAACAAGAAACTCCGAGCGAAGCCGGGCGAATTAAACCTTTCGTCGATGGATCAATCCCACCGGTGCGAATTCCCGGAACACGGCCGACCCGAACGCCATGAACGAATGTGCCGAGCGCCATGCAAAAGATAAGCTAGCCTTTGCCGTCGCGGCGTGGCTGAGTTCTTTTTACCGGGCCGGCGATACCCCGGAGCAAGTATCGCCAAACCTTAGGAACCAAGACCATGAAACTTATCACCCTGAGCAAAATCGAAGCCGGTCAGGCGCACTACAATGAAGACACCGGGCAGAACGACGCCGTCGAAACCCGCGAGCACGTGGTGATCCACGCGGAAACCATCCGCAATTTTTACGCTCGCCGCGGCGGCAAGCCGGGCACGCGGATCACGTTCACCGATGGCGGAGGATACGCCGTCGCCGAAAGCGTGGAGGTCATCACGGCCGCGCTCGTCACGCTCGGCGCCGTCCATACCGCGCTCGCGGCAGAGCCCGCAGAGCCCGCGCCGGCGCAAGACCCGGTGCTGGCCCACCAGTTGCCCGAGCCCATCGCGGATGGCGAGGCGGCGGAAGCGGCAGCGGCGGGGCTCCCCGACGACTCGCCAGCACGCGGCACCGCCGCATCGCGCGCCCGGCGCCGCGCGCGCGCCAACTAACCCCCAAGGGGCGGGCCGGTGCCCGCCCCCTTTTTTCGGAGAATCCCAAATGATGCCCGATACCCTACACGGCCTCCCCGCGATGGCCTGCGTGTCCGCGATCCAGAAGTGCATCCGGCGCGGCATGGAGCGCGAGGCGATGGAGTTCGCCGTCGAGCTGATGCACACGTCGAAAGCCTATCACTCGATGGTGTGCAAGCGCCTCGAAATCATTTCCCACGAGGATATCGACACCGCCGACCGGACCATCGTTCCGTTCGTTGCCACGTGCGTCGAGCAGGCGCTGCGATGGTACGACCCCGATAAGCTCGGCGGTTCGCGCATGGCGATCGGCAACGCAATCCGCGCCATGTGCCGCGCCGCCAAGAGTCGCGAAGGCGACCATTTCGCCATCGCCATCGGGCAAGGCAACCTGATCGGCGGCACGATTCCGGTCATCCCCGATTGGGCAAAGGACGGCCACACCTACGAGGGCAAAAAGCGCGGGCGCGGCCTCGATTATTTTCGGGAGCATTCCGCCAAGCTGGTGCCGCAGCCGCCGAAGGACGTCTACGAGGACGAAGCTTACCGGATGCTGGTGCTGCGCGATCAGCAACCCAAGAAGCGCAAGCCGGCGGCCAAGGCCGACCTGTTCGAGCCGGAATTCTAGAAAGTCCACGCCGGCTGCGCGGCAAACCAATCCCAGGTTTGCCGCAGCCCATCCGCCAGCGGCGTCGATGGCCTGTAGCCGAAGGCGTCCGTTGCCGCTGAAATGTCGATGCCGATTGTTGGATCGGCCTCGCCCTGCCGCTGTTCCTTCCATACCTGAATGACGCGGCGCCCCGATATTTCCTCGACCATGGCCATGACGGTGTCGAGTCGTTTTAATCGGCCCGAGGCGAGGTTGAATGTACCCGGCACGCGCGCTTCGAGCGCCGCCAGGATGCCTTGGCAAACATCCCCCACGAAAACGAAATCCCGTCTTTGCAGGCCGCTACCGTACAATTCGAACGGCGCGCCGTCGCGCGCGGCCCGACAGAGCGCGGCGATGAAGCTGCGCTTGTGCGCCGAATAAGGGCCATAGACGTTGCCGAGCCGCAACACCGTGGTCATCACCCCGTAGGACTCCCGATAGGCGTGGCAGTACGCTTCCGCGGCCAGCTTCGAAGCCGCATAGGGCGACCGCGGGAGGCCCGCCAGCGCGCCGGCAGTGGACGCCAGCGCCACGGGCACCCCCGACCGCCGGCACGCTTCCAGCACGCTTAGAACGCCATCGACGTTGTCCAGGCTTTCGGTCGGATTCCGAACGGATTCCTCGACGCCGGTCGCCGCGGCCAGATGGACGACCGCGTCGACCTGGGCGACCTCTTCCTCGATCTCCGCCGACATGACGTCCTGTCCGAGATGGCGATCGAACGGAACCCCGCGCGCGCCCAACAGGCGCATGAGGTTGGCGCCGATGAAGCCCGCGCTGCCGGTGACCAGAACCTTCACGCCGCCCTCCAATTCGCCGTGCTGGCGACCCTGCCCACGTCGGCGCGCCCGGCGAAGCGGCTGGCGATGTCAATGGTTTCCGTCAGCAGCCCGTCCGCCAACAGGGTTGGCGCTGCCAAGCCGAGCTGGCGAAGCGAGCTGTTGTCCACCGCGAGGTCGTTCTCGGCCGCCTCCTGGTCGAGGCGCGCGATCGCGGCCCCGGTCTGCCGCGCCACCATGTTTGCCAGATCGCGGACGCGGCGAACCTCTGTCATCTGGTTCATGATCCGCACGGGCTCGCCTGGATTTGGCGGGCTGTCGAGCGCCAGCTCCAAGCAACGCACGGTGTCGTTGATGTTGATGAAGGCGCGGGTCTGGCCGCCGGTCCCGTACACCGTCAGCGGATGCCCGACCGCCGCTTGCATCAGGAAGCGATTGACGACGGTGCCGAAGTCGCCGTCGTAGTCGAAGCGATTGATCAGCGCGTCGTCCATCCGCGTCTCGTCGGTCTGCGTGCCCCACACGATGCCCTGGTGCAGATCGGTTATTCTGAGGCCGGCGGTTTTCGCATGGAAGGCGAACAGCGTCTGATCCATCACCTTCGTGGCGTGATAGAGCGAACCGGGATTCGTCGGATGCAGCACCCGCTTGTCCATCATGTCGATGTAGCCCTCGGGGATCACGCCCGCCGCGTCATAACCGTAGACGCCCATCGTTCCGATATGGACGATGTGCGGCCTGACCTTTGCGCTGATCGCCGCAGTCAGCACCGCGGTCGTCGCCATGACGTTGTTGCGAACCGTTTCCATCCTTGTGCCGGCGTCGCGCATCGAGTACGGCGCGGACGGCTGCACCGCCAGATGGATGATCGCATCCGGCTGAAACCACCTGACCACCTCGTCGAGCTGACGAAAGTCGTCGCAGACGTTCATGGTCCAGTGTTGGATGGGTTTTCCGGTCAGCTCCCACCAGCGCTTCAAGCGCACCGACAGCAGCTTGATCGGCGTCAGCGACTTGGCGAGCCGCCGCCGCATGAAGTTGTCCAGCACCAGCACGTCGTCGCCGCGCGTTGACAGCCGCAGAGCTGTCGGCCACCCGATGAAACCGTCGCCGCCCGTTATCAGCACCTTCATCGCTGCGCCACCTTGTTTGTCCGCGTCGCCACGATCCGCAGCGGCGCCACCTGTCGCTTGCGCGCATACCCGGGCGGCTTCATCGAAAGCGCGTTGCCCCACTTCTCGACGAGCCCGCGCGATGCCGCCGTGAACTGCTCGGCCGTCACCACGCCGACGTTTCCGCCGCGGCCTGCGAACGCGTCCCCGGTGTCGAAATAATATCTGACGTCCGCCAGCAGGCAGCGGTCCTTGAGAAGGGTCGTCAGCGCCCAATCGATGTCGGCCCGGCCGGTGAAGCGGGTATCGTATTTGCGGTGTCTCGCCGCGCCCATCACGCCGAACGCCGTGCACACCGCCTGCGTGGGCACGACCGGCCGCATGTCGGGGTGGATGACTGTCGTGTTGGGCGTCCTCGACCAGCAGAACGTGGTCAGCCCGAGGTCGCTGCATGCCTGCGCGCCGTTCTCGACGATCGCCAGGATTTCCTCGCTGTCGGTGATGAAGCGCCGCGAGCCCGTCGTGACCTGCACGCCCGCAAAGTCGTCGTCGATCTCCACCAGGATCTGTTGATTGACGTTGTCCTGGATCCAATTCATCACCGCCGGCAGGCCCTCCAACGGCGGATGCAGGAGCAGGCGCGCCTTCGGCACGACGGCCATGTAGTCGTCGGCCTCGCGCTCGTCGATGCAGATCGTCGCCGTCGGCAACAGCAGCTTGATTGTCCCCATGTTATGGGCGCGGCGCCTCGACGGCACGATGATCGCATAATCCAGCCGCTTCATTTTGATGCCTTCGCCCGCGCCAGCAGCTTGCGGCTAAACTTCATGTGTTGCTTGATTGTAGCTGGCGTCTGTCTCAAGAACTCACTCGGGTTCTGTTGGTAGAAGCGCGCGAGCCAGTAGCAATCCATCATGAAGATTTCTTTTTTGTTACGGCGGTCACCCGATCGAGCAGCTTGCTTGCTCTCATTGCGCGGCATGTTCCCATCCTCCCGTGCCTGCGCTTCTCCGGCTCGAGTCCTAGGCGCTCGCAAAGCACGTTCCATTCCTGCGTTGTCGTGGCGAGCACCACCAAATAATCGTAGTGCTCGTGGGGTTCTAGCGCCATGCCCTCCACCTCGCGCGCCGCCTCCGGCTTGTCCTTCATCTCGTCGACCAACTCGACGTGCATGTCGGCCAGCATGCGCCTGATCTCTGCATTTTCGTCGAGCGACACGCCGCGCAACAGGTCGTCGAGCTTCTCGCCGTCGACCAGCGCAAGCCCGCTGAGAGGGTCGAAGGTCGCCAGCATCTTGTCGGCTTCCTCGTCATTGAGATCGAGGATCAAAACCGGCACCTTGCTTTCGGCCGCGAGGTCTTTTCTGAGATGGCCGTCCAGCAATTCCAGCCCGCCGTTGACCTCGCGCGCCGCCAGCGCGCCCACAAAGCCGATCGACGCCAGCATTTCGCCGACCGCCGAGCGCTGACCTTCGGGATGGAGGCGCCAATTTTTCGGATTGGTCCGAAGGTCCGCGGCCTTCACCCGGCGCAGCTCCACAATCCTGTCGCGCAATCCGCCCAATTTTCCCTCCACAAAAGCGCGAAATCACCGGTTGCAAATACGTTCAAACACCACGGTCGCGCGGTCCC